CCTGCTGCGGCAGCGACTCGACCTGCGAGGCGGCGAACCCGCGGGACAGGGCGAAATCGTAGTTCCCGCGCAGCACCCCGTAGCGGCGGTAGGTGCTCGTCCCGGAGCGGGCGACGTCGTAGCCGAACATCCCGACATGGCGCTGCAGCCGCGACTGGAACAGCGGGTAGTTGAAGTCACCGACCATCACCGAGGGCACCCCCGCGCCGAGTTCCTGCAGCGCCTCGAAGGCGGTGCTGATCTGCTGGCGGCGCAGCGAGTTGGACGCCGTCAGCGGCGCGGCGTGGAACGAGGAGAGCAGGACATCCCGGTCGTGTTTCGCGTCGTGGGCGAGGACGGTGACCATCCGTTCCTGAGCGGGTTTCATCACCCGGTCGTGGATCGACTTCTCCAGCGGCACCAGCAGTGTCGAGGTCGGGTCGAGGCGGCTGGCGCGCAGGTAGACGGCCAGTCCCTGCCGGTTCTCGGCGGTCGACTGGACCAGTTCCAGGTCACCGATACGGTGCGGGAGCAGATCGGTGTCCGCCTCCTGCACGCAGAGCACGTCGGGGTCATGCCGGGAGACCAGGGACGCCAGGTCCCCGGCCGCATTGTTGTTGTGCAGGTTGTAGCTGATCAGCTTCATTACCGTCCACGTTACTGCAGACCGGCACGGGAGCGGGGATGCCGGGACGTCGGCAGCCCCGTGACGTCCGTCAGGCGAAGGCCTGGCGGATCCTGTTGATCCGGTCCTGCCGCTTCTGCCGCAGTTCCGTCTTCCGGTCGTCCCAGGCCTGCTCGCGGTCGGCCTTCTTCTGCAGCTTCAGCGCCTCCTCGGCGGCCGCACTGGCCTGCCGGGACGCCTGCTCGGCCGTCTCGATCTCGGCGAGGACCTCGTCGAGCGGCCGGCGGACGATCTCGCCGTTGTAGTGGGCGATGAAGTCGTCGAGGGCCTGCGTGTCCGCCTCGTCGGTCTGCAGGGTGAGGGCGTTGCGGCCGGTCGGGACGCGGCGGCTGAACTCGAGCAGCGCGGAAGTCTGGGTGTCGGCGCGGTCGGCGTCCGACAGGGCGCCGATGGAGGCTCCCAGGCCCCAGCCGAGCAGCATGCCGAGCGGGCCGCCGAGCACACCGACGAGGATGCCGATGAGTGATCCGGTCCCGATCCCCGCGCCGAAGTCGGCGTTGTAGCCCTCGGGGACGGTGACGTTTCCGTGCTCATCGCGTTCGACGATGGCGCCGGTGTCGACGGCGGCGCTGACCGGCGAGTTCTTCAGTGCGGAGAACGCCTGGTAGGCGGTGGCGTTGTCGGGGAAGGTGGCGACGGCGACGTAGTCGGTCATGGGGAGTCCTTTCCTGGGTCTCATTCCCGCGGGACGGCGGGTCCACGGACCACAGTAGCCACGCGTCGAGTGCCACGGCCGCGACCTGTGCCGGCCGTCCCACCGGGCCACCCCCGCCTCAGTCCCGGACGTCCCCGTCGACGTAGAACCAGCGGCCGTTCTCCCTCACGAACCGGGACCGCTCGTGCTGGACGCCCACTCCCCCGCCGGGCTCCCGGTAAGTCGCCCGGAACTCGACGACGCCCTCGTCGTCGCCCGGGCCACCGGCGACGGTGTCCACGATCTGAAGGCCGCGCCAGACGGGGTTGTCGGTCAGATCGAGACTGGCCGGACGGGTCGACGGGTGCCAGGTGTGCAGCAGCCAGCCGGCGTCCGCGTCCTTGAACGCCCGGAAGCGCGAGCGCATCAGGTCCTCGGCGGTCGTGGGTTCCTCCACCGTGTCCCTCCTCCTGCGCTGCTCGGTGTCCTTGCGGGGGACCTACACGTTGAACTTGAACTACCGCCCATCATACCGCCACCTGCGGTTCCGCAAACCTGCAGGTCACGCAGCACTGCTCCCGCCGCGTCCGCCGCGTCCGCCGTCGTCTCCGGAGTCTCGTGCGGGATGGATGCGGGATGGCAGGACCCCTTCCGGAACGAGAACAAGGCCCCGCCATCATCACGATGGCGGGGCCTTCTCAGATGTCCGCTTCAAGCTCCACGGGAACGTCCTTCCTGCGCTCCGGATGCAGAACGAGGAGCTGACGGATGAAGGCGAGGGCGGCCCGGTACTTCCGCTCGAGCGCGTCGAGCCTGCCCTCCATCGTCCGCATCTCCTTCTCAAGACCGCGGACCCGCTCCCGCGACTCCTTCATGTCCGCCTTGAGTCCCTGAATCTCCTGACGCTGCTGACTGGTGAAGGCGTTCCAGTCCGGGCCACGAGCCACGTCCCGGTCCCCGGTGGCTTTCGCCCGGGAGGATGCGACAAGATAGATGCCGCCGATGATGGCAGCTGCGGTGCCGGCGAGGGCGCTCAGCACGGTCTCGATCATCGGTCCACCTCCCGCACCCTGATCTCGGTCCGACTCCCCCGCCACACAGACCACAGGGCCAGCGTGGCGACCCCCGCATACACTCCGGCGCCACCCCACCCTGGCGCGGCCGGCCGGTCCGCCTGAAACGATCCGAGGAAGATGGACACCGCCCACAGGCCGTTGAGCCCGACGGCGACGGAGAAGGACAGGTTCGCAACCCAGCTGTGATGTCGAGATGCAGCGGCGAGGCAGGCGACGCCGACGGCCGTCCAGATCACCGCCCAGATCGTCACGTCGAAGAACTGCTCGATCGGATGACTCGACGGTGGGCGCTGCAGGTAACTGACACCCCGTGCTGCACACTCTGCGCCGAGGACCAGGAGGACAGCGGCATCAGTCATGAGGAAGCCCCGCAGGCTTTCGGCTGCGGGGCGGAGTCGGGGTGGTAGACGGTCGATTGGCACGGGTGGTCACCGCCCCTCGTAGTAGCCGGCCACCGACGTCGCCGGGGACTCCGGCACGGCAGCGTGCTTGCCCGGCTCACCCTGCAGGTGCTCCGCCACTGCAGCGGCGATGGCCGGCGCTGACGGAATGTCCGCGGCGGTGAGTGTGGAGTCGGATCCGGCGTTGGTGTGCGCGGACGCCCACGCCGGCCCGATGGTTCCGAGCAGCACCGCAATGATCTGCGGCGCCTTCTCGAGGATCTGGTCGGACTGAATCTCCGACAGAACCCCGAAGTAGCCGAGGGCGGCGACCGCGACAGCGATAACCGCCTGGGCGATCTTCCGCACCTGCCACGGTGCGGGGCTCTTCTTCGTGGTCATCGGATCAGTCCCTTCTTCTTCGAGGCAGCGTCGGCCGCCGCCTGTGCATCGGCGAGGATCTTCAGCAGCTCGCCGACGGCGTCGACGATCGTCTGGTTGTCGAGGAACGGCCAGCCCGTGTATGCCCAGGTGCCGTCCGGCTTCTTGCCTGGGCCGAACACCTGGTCGCACAGGCGACTCACTGCGTCTACGAGCGTGAGGTTCCCCAGCTGCGGCCACTCATGGAGCAGCTGGTGGTGCACCTCCTCGAGGAGGCGTTCCTGATCGGGGGTCATGTCTTCTTCTCCTTCAGTCGTGTCGGTTGCCCAGGCGGATGCCCAGGCGTATTCGCGCGGGGGGATCATGGTGGCGAACTGGTCGAACGTCACCCACGAGCCGTGCGGGTCGAACCCGCTGTCGGCCAGCCAGACGTGGCGGACACCGCCGGTGTCGCGGGCGTACCCCATGACCGCGAGGTAGTGCATGACGAATCCACCGCCGTAGTGCAGGTTCTCCGTGGAGGTGTAGGACGCCCGCGGGTAGTTTTCCGGCGGGACCCAGATGTTCGCCGCCACCCCTACGCCGCCGTTGATGGACGCGACGATGCGCGACCACAACTGCTCTTTCTCGTCGTCGTGGGGCGGGTCGTTCGGCATGGCGCCGACCTGCCACTCCCCGCCGATTCGGTCGTTGAGTACCCGGGCGAGCTGACCGACATTGGCGGTCCCCTCCACGGTCGTGCCGAGCTCACTGGCGAGCGTCGCCTCGTCGACCATCTGCCCGGTACGGGCCTGAATCAGCGTCTGCGTGGTCGCCGGACCGCACCAGTAGTAGGTGTCCTGCCCGATCTCGGTCCTGCTGTAGTCCAGACGCTTCTCCACAGTGGGCACCGCCGGCGCCTCCCCGGGCAGCAGTCGCTCCCCCAGTTCCTTGCAGTGTGCGAGTCGCTCCTTCCGGTCCGCCAGGCCGTTGGTTCCGCCGTTGATCGACCGGGTGACGGCCACGACATCATCCGCATCGCACTGCGCGTTGAGGTTCGGGCGGGCGACCGTCCAGTACCAGGACGCGGCGAGGAACCCCCACCGTGGATCCGAGCGCACCAGCTCCGGCTGCGCCTCGAAGTCCAGGTCGGTGAATCCCTGCTGCTGCGCCCACCGAGTGAACGCCCGGAAGTTCGCCCGCCCGGTGAGCTGGATCGGGCCGGACCCCTTGAACCTCTGCCCATCACCGGGCTGCGTGTTGCCGAGGTCGGAGCGCCCCTCGTAGGCCGAGCCGTCGGCGAGTTCCTCCATGTACCGGAGTCCCGCCGACTCGTGACCGATCTGCGCGCACCAGTGCGCCGCCCGCAGCGCGGTAGTCACCCCGGCGGCGACCATCGCGGCATTGAACGCCGGGGTGTGCCGCTCGTAGTCCGACAGCGACAGGCTCCCGCCCATCGCCTCAGACAGTGTCTGTGCATCCATTCTTCCTCCTTCTGATGTGCGAAAACCCCGGCGCGGTGTGCGTCCGGGGCTGGGGCTATCCGACGGTGACCTTCCATCCCTTCTGGGTGGCCTTTGCTGTGTCGCAGCCTTGTGCGGTTGCGGGCAAGCTGATCTTGCAGCCTGGGTAGGCCTGGCCGATTGCGTCCATGAAGTTGTTGGCGGCGGCGGGGGACATGATGGTGTATTTCAGGTCGATGATTCCTGGGCTGTTTCCGCCTCCTGGGGTGTCGGAGGATGAGTAGAACTTCGGTCCGATTCCTCGGAGGATGACGCTCTCCAGCGCCGCACACCCGGAGAACGTGGAGAACATGTTCGTCACCTTGCTGGTGTCCAGCTCCGGCACCGTCGTCAACGCCGCACACCCGGAGAACATCGAGGACATGTTCGTCACCTGGCTGGTGTCCAGCAGAAATGGGACGGTTGTCACCGTCCGGTAATCCAGTCCCCGACCAGTGAGCGCGGCACGGAACTGATCCTGTGCCGCCGTGGTTGAGCCGTTTTCCACAATGGTGACTGTTTCAACATCCAAGCCGCGGTTCCACACCAGCACACCGTCGAGCCACAGTTCTTCAATCTCCGACCCCTCGAAGTGCAGGGATTCAATGACATCGTCACTGGTGTTCATTGACCCTTTTTTGCCCCATTCGCCGGGGTTGGGAGGAGTGGTGAGGAACCGGTACCAGGCGGCGCCGGATGCACCATTCCCTCCTCTGGTTCCGCCGCCGAGGAATCCACCGGCCTTGCCAGGGGCCCCTCCGCCGCCGGGAGCACTGCCAGGGAATTGACCATCGCCTGCGGTTTCGGCGCCACCGGTGAATGTTCTGCCGAATGCTGTGTAGCTTCCGGGGGATTGACCCGGCCGGTAGTCCCTGCCTCCGGGGCCGGCCTCCCCGCCGGCTGCGGTGACGGGGCCGATGGTGGTCACCCCACCCGGAGCACCGTCCGGCTGGCTGTTGACGATGCTTCCACCGTGACCTCCGGCGCCGCCGGCGCCGAAGGCGTATGAGAATCTGGTGTTCGGGGTGACGTCCCATTCTCCGGAGGCCCATTCTCCGGCGCCGCCGCCGGCTCCCCTGCCGCCGTTGTTGTACCAGCCTCCGCGGCCGCCGCCGCCACCACCTACAGCGACCGCCTGCGCCCGCAGCGCACGGTCCGGAACCGTGATCTCTCGGTTGCCAGCTGTTATCCAATCGCCCCACACAGGCTCCCTCATCAGGACTCCCTCCGCACAGCGTAGATCACGCCGTCCACCATCTGATCAGGCAGTGCATCCACCACCTGAAACATCCGGATCTGTGCTGCAGCACGATCAGCCTCCGCAGTCGCCGTCGATGCGGCACCCTGCGCAGACGCAGCATCAGCGGACACCGCAGCAGCAATGTCCGACACTTCGCCACGCACATCATCAGCCGCAGATGATGCCGCAGCCTCAGCCCGGTCAGCATCCGACGCTGCCGACGATGCAGACTGGGCAGCAGAATCCGCCAGCCCGGACACCTCACTGCGCACACCATCGGCAGCCGCCGCGGCAGCTGACGCTGCTGCATCGCCTACGGCGGCATCCACACCATCCGCTGCCGTCTCTGCGCGGGCGGCATCTGCCGCGGCAGAAGAGGCGGACTCGGCAGCCTTTCCCTGTGCTTCCTCCGTGGCCGTCTGCGCTACCTTCGCAGCATCGCTGGCGGTGATGGTCGCCGACCGGTCCGCAGCCGTAGCCGCCGAATCCTCGTCCGCCTTCTTCTGTGCTGCCTCCGCCTTCCCCTGCGCGGACACCGACGCAGTCTTCGCCGCCGCCGCATCCTTCGCGGACTGGTCGGCCTCCTGTGCCCGGGACGTGGCATCACCCGCCGATGCGGCAGCTCCACTGGCGGCGGTTCCCGCTGCAGTTGCCGAAGCGGCGGCATTCTTCTCCGATGTTGCGGCTTGTGTCGCTGCCCGGGTCGCGTCGTCCCTGGCGTCGAGGACGGTCTGCGCGTCGCCGACGACCGCGGCCCCAGCCTCTGCCCGGCCTGCCGCCTTCTCCGCCGCGATCTGTGCGGCGTGTGCCTTCTGCTGCGCTTCGACGCTCTCGCTGGCGGAGGTACCGGAAGCGGTCGCGGCGTTCTCTGCGCGGGTGGCTGCCTCGCGGGCGCGGGCGATGAACTCCTCGACGGTGACGAGTGCTTCGCCGATGGCATCCCCGTCGCCGGTGACGATGTCCATGTCAGGGAGGTGGACAGTGTCTCCGGAGAGGACGATGTTGACGTCGTCGATCCCCGGGATCTGCTGCCCGTTCCAGCGCATAGTGCGGTGTACCCGGTAGACGACGGAATGTCCGTTCACCTCGGAGATGAGGCGGACCCCCTGGGAGCCGTCGGCGCCGATGAGGCGGCCGAGCGTGTACTGGCCGGTCCGGGGGCGGGCGACGATGTACCAGTCCGGTTCGTCGTCGACCGAGATTCCGGTGAGCCGGAGCGGGGTGAACGTGGCTTCCCCGGACAGTCCGCGCTTGATGAGGTCGGCGGTGCTGCTGGTCGCGGTTCCGATGTCAAGATAGCGCCAGTCGTCGGTGATGACCGTGGATGACAGTGACATGGTGGTCTCCTTTCTATCTAAGGCTGCGTCTCAGGATCGGCCGGCGCCGGATCCGGATTGTCGGAGTTGTCGCCGAGATCGGTGCCGCCGGTGTCCTCGTTGAAGACCGTCTCCGTGGCGTACCGGGTGGTCTTCTTCGCGGAGACGATGGTCCGGGCGGCACCGCCGAGGACGGCCCGCCACTTCCCCGTCCCGAACCACACCTGCACGGTCGCGGGGAGCTGATCCTCCTCGACCAGGGCGTCGATGATCCGGCAGGACGCCGACCCCGCCCCGGTCCCCGGCCACACGCGGACGGTCTTCGTCCGGATGACCGTGCCGTCCTTGGCAATCACGTGGACGTCGACGTCCGTCCACCCGTCTCCGCCGTAGTTCGACCAGTCGAAGTAGACATCCGCATCGACCGTCCACTCCCCCGGCGCGAGGAGTTGGATGTCGCCGTCGATGAGGCGGGCGTCGATGGGTTCCTGGATGAGTTGGTCCCAGCGGATGTGTCGTCGGTCGTCGGTGGCGTTTCCCCAGGTCCAGTCGATGACGTTGTTGATGGTGGCTTGGATCTTGCCGATGGCGCCGTTGGCGGGGGCGAAGGCTCTGGCGAGTTCTCGGCCGAGGGCTGCGGCGACGGGCATGGTCGGGGTGGTGGGGAGACTGTTGGTGCCGGTGGCTCCGCCGGGTCCGGTGACTTCGTAGCGGTTGGTGGTGGGTTCGGTCACTTGGTCACCACCGGTTCGACCTTGATGCGGAGGAATCCGTTGTCCTTGCGGCTCTTCACGGTGACGCCGGTGGCGGAGTAGCGGCGGCGGAGGAGGACGTAGAAGTCGACGCCGGTGCCGGCGGGGACGATGGTGTTGGACTCTCCGAGGGGGCTGCTGCCGTCTGCGGCGGGGACGATGCTGCGGGTCTGCCACTCGCCGAGGATCTGTTCGTTCTGGTTGCCGGGGCCTTTGGCGACGAGGGGTCCGGAGGCGGCGCCGAGGCGGACTTCGGCGTCGACGACGAGGCCGATGCCGTCGGTCTTGACGTCGATTGCTCCGAAGATCTCGGGTTCCCAGGGGAAGGCTTGGGCGGGGACGTTGACGACGACTGCCTGGAGGGTGTCGCCGCGCCAGTTGATGCCGGAGTCGAGGGCCTTCCAGTCGGAGTCGGCGGCGCTTTTCTTCACCACGCCCGGGGAGAGCTGCATGGTGGCGGGGTACCAGGTGCCGTCGGTGTGCTTGGTGAGGACCTGGCCGGCGGTGGCTGGGGTGCCGTGGTCGTCGTAGTCGGCGGAGGCTTCGATGTCCGCGGCGGGGCCCGTCGGGCCTTCCTTGCCTCGCTCTCCTTGCCGGGGTTCGGGGAGGGTGAAGTTGATGGTGGCGGTGCCGTTGGTCTGTCCGTCGTCTACGACGGTGACGGCGGGGACGGGGCCGACCTGGACGCCGCCGATCTGGACTTTCGGGGCGGGTCCGACGGGGCCGTCTCCGCCGAAGTAGTCGCTGATGCGGACGAGGTCCAGGCCGTTGTAGGTGAGGACGTCGGAGGTGCCGGCGATGGGCCAGAACCATCCGATGTCCGACGGGGACAGATCACCGATGTCCGGCAGCTCGTCCTCGCCGACGGGTTCGCGGAAGCGCGGGGGCAGGCCGTCGCGTCCGGGGTCGCCGGGCTCGCCCTTGTAGGCGGGGATGGAGGTGGTGATGCTGTTGCCGTCGATTTCGAGGACGCCGCGGCCCTCCTCGCGGATGTTCCACTGGTCTGACAGGAGCAGGTGCAGGGTGGACGGGATGTCGATCTTGGCGACCATGGCGCGGTCCTTTCTGTGGGGTGGTGGTCAGGAGAGAGACAGCTGGTTGGCGATGGTCAGCGCGGCGGCGCCGGAGCGTTTCGCGCGGGAGCCGACGGCGACGTCCGGGGGGCGGCCGATGGTGACTGTCGCGGCGCGGCCGGTGGCCCGGTCGCGGTGGATCTCGATAGCGGTGACGACACCGATGACCTCCCGGTTGGTGCGGTCGGTGTAGGCGACGGTGTCGCCCATGTCGAAGTCGTCGAACGCGCGCCACGGCATTCCGTCGGCGACGGTCACGGTCGTGGCCACGCGGCCGGCGATCTCCTCGAGCTGGGCGCGGCCGGTGGTCTCTGCCTCCAGGGACAGTCCGGTGGCGGAGTTGACGAACACCTCAGGCGGCGCAAGCCCCCCAATCGAACTGTGGACCTGCGTGTCGTGGACCCGGGTGTAAGTGAACAGGCGGTCGGAGAGGAGGTCCTCGGCGATTCCTCCGAGGCCGGGGATTATCACGCCGGCCTCGGCCGAGAGGATCGCCACCGCCGCCTGAGCGAGCGATCCGGTGAGGTCGTTCAGCCAGTTCGGCGACGCCCCGCCGACCAGGGCGGACACTGCCTCAGGGGAAGTGTCGTCGGTGTCCTCTGAGACGACGCCGGCGCCGCCCCACTGCCAGGACACGACCGGCAGGCCGGTGCCGGCCAGGGCCTCGGTCCAGCGTTTCCCGATCCACCGGGCGGACCCCTGACCGATCCACGCGAGCGCGTCAGTGAGGAACTCCGCCATCTCGATGGCGAGAGTCTCGAGCCGGTTGTGCGCGGCGGCCATCGCCCCGGAGCGCTCGTGCTGCACCGGGCGGACGATGAACTGGGTCGTGGACTGGTCGATCCAGGAGACGGGCACCGGCAGGCCGGTGAGCGGGTCGCCCGGCCTCCAGGTGATGACCTCGACGGTGACGCCGGTGTCCTCGGTGACCTTCTCCACCAGCTCGGAGATCGTGATCGGATCCGTGCGCCACGTCCGCCGCGGTGACGTGTCGTGCCACGTGTCGACCTGCGGCACGAGAATTCGCGGGGCCGGTCGGACGTAGAGCGCCAGACGGGCGGCCTGGTCGCGGATCTCGCGGGTCAGGCCGGAGATCACCGGCCCGGACCAGAACCTCTTCTTCGACACCTGCAGCCACTCCGGAGCGAGCGCGTCGGACATGGTCAGGATGTTCTGGAAGATCGATGTCGACGCCTTCGCCTCGACCGTCACCGACTCGTCATCATCATCCGCAGCGAGGTTGACCCGGGTGACCTGACCATCCCAGGGGCGGACCCCGTCGCGAATGCGCAGGCCGACGTAGCGGGTCTTGCACTCCCGCAGCACCGGCAGCAGCGGATCCTCCACCGAGATCGTGAACGTCGCCTGCCCGCCGTCGGCGAGCCCGCGGACGAAGCGGGTGCTGAGGTCCGAGAACTCTCCGATGAAGCCGACGAGGCAGGAGTCCTCCCACACCTCGATCTCCGCGTCAGCGACGAGGATCCCCGGGCGGGCGCGGTCGGCGAGCAGGCCCGCGTCCTCATAGGTCAGTGCGGTCATCAGAACGGCCTCCTGAACTGGGGTCGGATACTCACGACGGCGGATGCGTCCGCCCCCGCATTGACGACGACGATGTCCTGGACCGACCGGGACTCACGCGGGGCGAGCGGGAAGCGCAACCGCTGGCCACCCATCACCCGGTGAATGTCCGGCCGCTTGTCGGAGACCACGTGCCGTGCCGACCGGTCGGTGGTCAGGCGGACGGTCTCACCGTCCTCGACGTTGATGACGACGAGGGAGTCACCGTCCGGCACCTTGAACAGCGCCGGGCCGCGCAGGACCCAGTCGATGTGGGCGGGCACGTCACCGTGGTTGGCGATGCCGGCAGTGCGGTCCCACCGGCCGTCGGCCCACACGCGGCGGACCTGCAGTCCCTGCCAGAACGCCTGGCCGGCGACGACCGGGACCAAGTACGACTGCCGCTGGCGGACCTCGGCTGCGATGTCGGTCTGCTGGACCTCCGGCTTGCCGCCGAGGCGGACGTCCTTGAACCGGACACCGCGCGGGGAGTTCACGGTCAGTCGGGAGGTGTGCCACGGGGTGAGGTCGTCGAAGAACCTGTCGCGGATCCGCTCGAAGCTGGTGGTCGGTGTGCGGTTGAGGTGCACAGGCAGGGAGAACTCCGTCTTCTGCCCCACCGCGCCCAGCCATGTCGCACCGTCAACCTGGGCGGACTCGAACCAGCGGTGGACGATGTCCGGCTCCTCGAAGTCAGCCCAGCCGGAGGCTAGGACCGCTCCCTCGCGGTTGGCTGAGGCGGCCGACCAGTCCGACAGGTGCCACACGCGGGTCGGCAGGCCCGCCGCCATACCCGGGCCCGTCAGCGTGACGTTCGCTGACCCGCCGGGGAAGAACGAGCTGTAGTACTCGCTCATCAGAACCCCTCCTTCCACCGGGCTTTACGCTCGGCCATCCGAATTCCGGCAGCGACCTCCTGGCGGTCGAAGCCGTTGACATTGACGTGCGACTGGTAGGTCGGGCCGGACGCCGCCTGGGTGGCCACAGCCGCGGCCATCCGGTCGTCCCGCTTGCGCTGGTTCCCGGCGATCGTGAGCTGCAGCCCGCGTCGGCGCGCCCACGCCTGCCCCGTCGGGATCGACGAGTCATCATCGGGCAGGTAGAACTCGTCCACCGTCGGGTTGTCGCCGATCAGACGGGGCGTGTTCGGCGGGACGATGGCCGCCTGGCCCGACGGCAGGAGCCGGAACTGTCCGCCGTCGGCGTAGCCCGCTCTCGTCGGCCAGATCGCCGACGGCCCGCCGTACTTGTAGATCGCCCAGTCGATTCCGGCGACGAGGTTCTCCAGCGGGTCGAACAGATCATCCACCAGTCCGGCGTGATGCTCGGGGAACATCTGCCGCATGGACTGCCGGGTCGGCTCGATGACCTGCAGCAGACCTCCCGACGGTGTGCCGCTCGCCGCGTTGGAGTCCCAGTTGTTCTGGATCCCCGGGTCGCCGCCGGACTCGATGTCGACCTGCTCGGTGGTCACACCCTCCTCCCCTGCCGGACGCCCGGTGCGGGCGAGCGCGTCGAGGATGGTGGATGACCACTGAGCCGCCCCCTGCGAGGGGTCGTAGGTGTGGCTTCCGCCACCACCGCCGCCAGTGCCGCCGGAGGAGGACTCACGGAGTCCGGAGTCGGCCTCCGAGGCGGTCATGGACTGGTACGCGTCGGAGAACTTCGAGGAGTGCTGTCCGGATGCCGAGGCGGCGGACTGCATGTCCTCGTAGCTGGCGCCGGTGTTGATGCCGTAGGCGTACTTCGCTCCGGCGATGGCCGCCTGGGTCAACGGGCCAAGATCGTCGTCGACGCCGAAGGCGGCGAAGACGTCACCGACCGCGTCGGATACCAGGGACTTCGCCACCTTCCCGGCGATGCCGGAGACCGAGGTGTCGACGTCGCCGTACTCGTCATGCCAGGCGGAGACGCGCAGAGTGTTGACGCCGCCCTTCTCCCTCGCGGCTAGCGCTGCGGTGACCAGCGCCGAGTTCTCGCCGACGCCGAAGGCATCGCCGAAGCGCTGGGTGTAGACGCCGGCCTCGAGGAGGGCGCGGACGCCGCGCGGGTCGTTCTGGTTGTCGAAGGCGGCGGCGAGCTCGTCGTCCTTCTCGTCCTGCCCGCCCTTCGCCCAGAGGAGGAAGTTGACGAGCTCGTCGTCTTCCTCGACGTGGTACCGGTCGGCGAATCGGGGGGTGAAGTCAGCTCCCCGGGTGAGGGACAGGATCCCGTCCGGGTCGTTGTCAGCGTTGAACATCGCCTGGGCGACCGGGTCAGGGCCGAGTGTCACGTTGGTCTGGACGACCTCGGGCTTCGACTCGGCGACCATCTTCCGGCGGCGTTCCTGCTCGTCGGCGGCGTTCTTCGCCGCGGAGTCGCGGGACTTCTCCTCCGGCGACTTGTCCTTGTCGTCGTCCTTGGTGCGGTCCTTCCACGCCTCGTCCTCACCGTCGAGGGGAGCCTGGGCGGCGATGTGGACGTGGTTGCGGTGCTGGGACATGGTGTCCGCGCCGTAGAAGCCCATGCCGTCGCCGACGTTGTCCCCGTTCTTCACGTTGTTGCCGAACGGGGAGTGGATCAGCTCGGCGAGCTGGTACTGGTAGCGGTCGTAGAACCACTGCGCCATGGACTGCATCTCGGGGGTGTCGTCGTAGCCGTTGGAGGCGTCGACGGCCTTCCCCTGCCCGTGGAGATCGTTGCTGTTCCGGGTCGTGGAGGTGATCGTCATCATCGGGAAGTTCTCGTTGACGAGCCCGATGATGCTGTCCACCACACCACCGGAGGCGAGCGCCTGCACACCCGGCGCGCCGCCGGCGGCGGTGGGCCGGGTGGGGGTCTTTGCTTCGAGGGCGAAGATAGCTGCCTGTGGCTGCCCCTGGTTGAGCCAGTAGTAGGCGTCGTTGTATTCGCGGCTGCTTTTGGCGTTGGCGACCCATTCTCCGCCGTCGAGCCAGGACATCGGGGTGCCGTCGGGGCTGATGCCGAGGATGCCGTCGGTGATGTGGGTGCCTGGTCCGGTGGTGGGGAGTCGGTAGCCGGTGTGGCTGGGGCCTCCCACGGCGCCGGGGGCGATGTCTCCGCCGGCAGCGTTGCGGGGGATGCGGCCGCCGGTGGCGTTTTGTCCTGCTGCCAGGCTATAGCCGAGTGGGTCGGCGAAGAAGCCTCCGGATGCGGAGTACTCCTTTCCCGCCACCGTGTAAGTGACGGTGTGCTTGGAGTACGTGTCTCCGTTCGGGCTGTTGAGGTTGTTCTTGATGTTCGCAGCAGTTGCTGCGGAGTCGTCGGACTGGTGGTGGTTGCCGGAGGTCTGGGTGCCGTTGACGCCGTTGAGGTGGTCGACGACGTCCTGAATGTTGTCGGCGAGGTGGAAGTCACCGTTCATGTCCTTGTAGCCCATACCGAGTTCGATGAGTCGGTCTCGGACCTCGGGGTCGTTGGAGTCGATGACGACGCGACCGTCGGGGAGGGTTGTGGTCTTGATGCCGAGTTCTTCGAGGGAGGCGATGCACTCGGGGGCGTCCGGGTTGTCGATCTTGATGTAGCCGTCCTTGGTGGCGGACGCCTCGATGCCGATCTGCTTGAGGATGGCGAGGATGTCGGCGCCTTCGGGGAAGGCGATGTTCACTCGGCCGTTGATCGGCTCGGAGACTTTGGCGCCGAGTTCCTCGAGCTTGGACTTGGTGTCGTTGTAGGTGGCTTCGTCGAACTTGATGGAGACGCGGGCCTCTCCGTTCTCACCGGCGTTCTCGAGCTTGAGGTCCTGGCCGTTGAGTTCCTGCAGGATGTCCTTGGTCTGCTTGGCGCGCTCTTCGAGCTGGCGCATGCGGTCCTCGAACTTCTCGACCTGCTTGCCGTCGAGGTCGGCGTCGAGGTCTCCGATCGTGCCGCGGGCCTTGGCCGCCTTGCGGGCGGTCTCGTCGATGCCGCCCTGGATCTGCTCGATCTTCTCGCGGTAGCGGCCCTGCTCCATCTGGTTTCCGCCGGAGTTGGCGATGGCGTCGTCGATCTTCTCCTGTGCCCCGGCGACGCCCTCGGCGGCGTTGACGATGTCGACGTAGCTGAGGCCGAGGTTATCCATCATCTTCCGGTTGCCCTCGATGGCCATCGTGGACTCGCCGGTCTTGGCGATGTAGGCGTCGAAGGCGTCGTTGGCGGTGCGCATCGCGCCTGCGTTGCCGGTCGCCGCCTCGGCGAGGGTGTCCATGGACACGCCGGCGGCGCGGGCGGCGTCCTCGACGCCGTCGGTCTCGCGGAGCTTCTTCTCCTGGAGTTCCTTGGTCTGGGCGGTGATCGCCCCGGTGGTCTGGTCCAGGGAGTCCCGGAGCGCGTCCTGGTGGGCCTTGTGCTCGGCCTCCTTCTGCGCGGCCTCCTCGTGCTTCTGGGCGAGGATGCCGAGGGCAGCTCCACCGACGCCGAGGGCGACGCCGAAGGGGCCGCCCATCATCGTCATCAGCCCCGACGCGCCGGACTTGAGCAGGGACATGCCGCCACCGGCGACACCGCCAGCAACACCGCCGAGGGTCTTCATCGCGCCGCCGGCAACGGTCGTGGCCTTGTGGATGCCGGTCATGTCCTTCGCCGCCTCGCGGGCGGTCTTGCCCGCGGTGCGCATCCCGGATCCGACGCTCAGATAGGCGTCGCCCATCCGGCCGATGGTGGGGACGCGCTCCTGCATGAGGGCCATGGCGGCGGTTGTCCGGCCGATCTCCATCCCCATCGACGAGAAGTACTGCCGCTGCTCGGAGATGTCCCGCCCGAGGGTCCGCAGTGCCCCTCCCCCGGCGGACGCTGCGGATGTCAGTCCGGTCATCTTCGCCAGGGGAATCGCGGTGCCGAGGGCGAGCAGCGGCGCCGGGAGTTTCGTGACCACGCCGACGAGATCGGTGAAGATCTTGGCCACCGGAGTCGCCGCGCTGATCAGCCCGGAGAGGGCCGAGGCCCCCATGGACGCCGCGGTCTCGATCGACGGGCCGAGCTGCTCCATGGCGTCGACGCCGGCGTTCGCGGCGTCGGTCAGTGGCCCCTTCACCGCGTCGTAGATCTTCAGACCGAGATACTCGGCGGCGTTCTGCGCCCGCTCCAGCGCTCCGGGGAGGCCCTGGGTCTGGGCGGCCGCGACCTCTGCCGCCTGCCCGGACCGGGTGACCTGCTCCTTGAGTTTGTTGAAGCCCTCGCTACCCTGCTCCGCGCCGATTCCGGCCAAGCGCATGGCGTCAGATCCGAAGAGCACGGCGGTGGCTGCCTGGTAGGCCTCCGGTGTCATGTTCTTCTGCGCGGTCTGCAGCTGGTCGAAGAGGGCCGGCAGTCCGACGAAGTTGCCCTGCATGTCGTACACCGACAGGCCGAGTTCCTCCATGGCCGCCTGCGCGGGCTTGCCCTGGTCCGTGAGCGCCAGCAGTGCGGACTTGAGCAGCGTGCCGGCGTCAGAGCCCTGGATGCCCGCGTTGGCGAACATGGCGAGTGCCGTGGAGGTGTCCTCGATGCTGATGCCGAACTGGCTGGCTACGGTGCCGGACTGCTGAAGCCCCTGGGCAATACCGTCGATCTCCGCCGATGATGCGTTCGCAGCACCTGCGAGGATGTCGGAGACCCGGGCTGCATCGGATGCCTGCAGGGAGAAAGCCTGCAGTGCCTGCGACTGGATCGTGGCGGCGTCCGCCGCGTCGATCTGTGCCGCGGCGGCGAGCTGCAGCGTGCCCTTGGCCGCTCCCATCGACTCGTCGACGGAGAAGCCGCCCTTGGACAGCTCGACCATGGCAGCTGCGGCGTCAGAGGCGGAGGTGGCTGTGAGGTCGGTGTCATTGCCGAGTTCACGGGCCTTCGCTGCGACGGCGTCCATCTGGGATGCCGTGCCCTGGGACACCGCCGACATCTCGTTCATCTTCTTGTCGAAGTCGATGCCGATGTCCATGACGGCCTTGGCCGTGGCTCCGGCGCCGAGAGCGATGCCGAGTGCGGATCCGATCTTCGTCGCGGTTCCGAGGGCGCCGGAGAGCCCGGACTCCAGCTTTCCCGGGAACGCCTTGACGTCAGGCTCCACTCGGATGTCGATCTGGCCGCCGGCCATGGGGTACCTCCTGGGGTCGTGGTGGGTCAGCCTCCGAGGGAGGCGAACAGGGCGTCGAGGGCGGCGTCCTGGGTGGCCTGCGGCGTCGGAGACGGCGTCTGCAGGGAGGCGAGATACGCGGCGTTCCGCTCGGCGAGCTCAGCGGTGAGGTCGGCGGGTCGGACTGCGACCGGGTCCAGCACCGGCACCGGTGGCGGTGTGGGCCGTGGCCCGGGATCCGGCGCGTCGGGGTCCGCGGTCCAGCCCGCGTACACGCCGTTGAGGTGGAAGTCGTCTCGGTCGACCAGGCGGGCGATGTTCTCGTCCGTCGGCGACCACGCTGGTGGGAGTTCCTCGAGCAGGATCTCCATCTCCCGCCAGTCGAGGGTGTGCATGGCCTCGACGAGGCTCATGCAGTAGTGCCGACGGAAGCCCACTACCGCGCGGCGCCACCCTCGGGCGTCACTGATTCCGGCGAGGGCGCGAGAAAACCCTGATCGGTCGCCAGCCCGGCCAGCTTCAGCATCTCCATGACGACCTTCGAGGCGACCTGCGCCAGCAGGCCCCCGACGAACTCCCATGCCGCGTCGGCCTCGGCGGTGTCCGGGACGATCGCGCGGATCACGTCCTCGAGACCACCGGCGAGGGTGGTGGACACCCGGGCGGCCTCCGCCCCGGTCCAGGACGTCTTCACATGGACGGTGATGTCACCGAGGGTGGCGGGAGTCGTCTCGTGGTCGGACGGGCGTTCCAGCACCTTGAGCAGGTCGAACGGTTCCCGGTCATCGGTGTCCGGGGTCGCGGTTGTCTTCGTGGTCATTGTGGCGGGGTCCTTTCACGAGGGGGCGGGGTCAGCTGTGGTCGAGAAGAGGGCCCGGGGCGACCCCGCCAGGGATTCCCCGGGCCCGGCGCGCCGCCGGTGGTGGCGCGGTCGGGTGGTGCTACTCGCCGCCCTCTGCGGGGGCGGCGGCGTCCTCGAGCGTCTTGATGCGGGCGAGGGCGGCGTCAAGGTCGGTCTTCTTCGCCAGGCCGGTGATATCCGGGATGGTGGGCTTGCCGGTGATGTCGGCCCAGGCGGGCTTCCAGTCGCCGGCCTTGGCGTCGGTGGCGGTGGTGCCGATCTTGAGGTTGCTGGACCCGGTGCCAGCGCCGATGGCGGTACGTGCCGCGGCGGCGTCCTTGGCGGTGAGGACCTTGCGTCCGGTGTCGGTGGCGTCGGTGATGGACGCGGCGGTGACCTCGCCACCGCCTGCACCCCCACCGTCGGTCTCGATGGCGTTGACGCGGGCGGAGAGGTCCGCGATGGCGTTCTCGCCCTTGTTGAGGTTGTCGGCCTCGATGTTCGGCTCGTTATTGTTGACGTAGACCGTGGGCTTGTAGATGTCAGCCATGATCTTCCTTTCCCGGGATCACTTCCCGTTGCTGGGCTTGAGTGTTTTCGAGGGGTAGAGCCCCGGACGGGGAACTAGCCCTCGACCGGGGCCGGGGTTTCCCCCGGGTCAACAACCTCGATTCCCTCGGCGGGCTTGGTGATGGTGAAGGGTCGGGGGATGGAGAGGTAGTTGAACTTGAAGGTCCACCCGTCGAGGTCGGTGCCGTTGAAGCGGCCGAAGGCGGCGGGCTCGGCGAGCTTGGCTCGGGCGATGTAGATGCCCTTGACCTTGGAGCCGCGGCGGAAGAGGTAGGTGAGGGCGATGACCTCCTCGTCGCCCATGACCTCCTCGTAGAGGGCGCCGTTCTTGACGATGTGGCCGCCACGGAGGCGGGTCTTGGTGGTGGCGGCGTTGTCGTCGACGGCGATGAAGGAGCCGGTGTCCTTGCGGATGTCGTCGTAGGAGTCGTAGATGCCGCCGCGGTAGTTCCAGATGGTCTTGTCGTTGGCCTTCTGCTCCGGGGCGAAGTCGACGCCGGCCTCGATGCCGCCGAACGGCTCCCAGGTGACCTCTCCGTCGCCGTCGATGCCGGGGGACTTGAGGGGGTTCTTGGCGTCCGGGGAGAAGTCCTCGACCTTGGACAGGTTCGGGATGGGGGTGTTCTCGGGGGCGCGGAAGGCGTCGCCGTCGAGCCAGATCTGTGCTGCCTCGGGGTTAGCGAAGTTGGACATGATCGCTCCTTTCTAGAGCGTGTCGGGGGGTACCACCGTCATCTGGACGGTGATCGTGCAGGTGTAGAGCGGGTGGGTCGCGTCCCGGTCGGAGCCGACCTCGGAGACCGGGCCCTCGGTCCAGGACGCGCGCCACGCCGCCCCTCGGAACTCCCGGCTCCGGGAGAAGTCGAGGATGGTCGCGGCGCGGGCGACGATGTCCCAGGCGGCTTCGTCGGGGTCCTTCCCGGCGTGCGGGCCAGACTCCGGGGCGTAGTTGTCCGGGACGACGGCGATGACCTGGATGGCGGGGTTGCGCAGCTGCGCATCCTCGCCGTCCTGCCACATCGACCGGATCAGGACCGCCGGTGCGGTCAGCTCGGAGGGCAGGTCACGGGTCGTGACCGTGCCCCCGTCGAGCAGGCTCACGAACTCCTCCTCGTCGAGCAGGAGGCGACGGACAGGGATGAGCATGTACGGCAGCGGCCCCTTCATCGGCGCCTCCGTCTACTCCGCCGGGTCATGCCGCGGGGCATCATGCCCCGGTACTCCCCGGCGCGCATGGCGGCGTCGGTGAGGGCGGCGTGGGGCGGAGTGTCGCTGGTGCCGTACTCCTTGTGGATGGCGGTGGGGTCGGTGTCGATGATGGAGACCCGGCTGCCGGAGTGGGCGACGCTGATTCCGCCTCGGTAGGCGCCGGTGAGGACCGGGGCTGCGGCCCTGGCTTGGCCGGCGGCTTCGTTGGCGATCTTCAGCAGGCCCTTCTGGGAGTGCTGCCGTGCTTCCTGGCGGGCCTGCTGGTCGAAGATGGTCAGTCGGGCGGATGCGGGCACGGTGGTTTCACCTCCTACGGGGTGGTGGTCTGGGTGCTGCGGGTGACGATGATGACCGTGTAGGGGCATGGTCGGCGTGGGGTGGTGCGGGGGATCGCGGGGGCGTCGGCGACCCAGCGGCGTCCGTCTCCTGCGACGAAGACGGTGCCCTGGGGGTACCGGTGTTCGCCTGCGAGGAGGAGGAGTCGCTGCTGGATCGTCGCGGTCTTGCCGGAACCGATGTCGGCGGTGGCCTGCGCGGCGTCAGGATCACGTCGCTGCAGGAGGCCGGGGACGGGGTCGCCTGGGGTGAGGATGTCCCGGTGGTTTCCGGTGTCGGGGTTGGTGACCCGGCGGGCGACCATCGGGGCGTAAGCCTCCGAGCAGCGGGCGGCGAAAGCCTCAGGGGTCATTGCTGCCCCCTGGTCCGCCATCCGTTGATCGTCCACGCGCCCTGGTTTCCGTCGGTGGTGCCGTCGATGCCGATGTCGGCGAGCTCGTCGTCGGTGAAGAAGACGCCGCGCTCGGACTGGCTGGTGTCGAACTCAGTGGTGGCCTCTGGCCATCCCTCGCTGCGGACCCGCCAGCCGATGCGGTCGTCCTCGACGGCGCGGTAGACCGCCTCCACGAGCACGTCGCCGACCGCCAGGGCGTCGACCTGTCCCGTGGCCACGCGAGTGTCCAGGGTGGGGTCGAGTCGCCTCAGGCGGGTGTGGGCGGTGCGCAGGAAGCGGGCGACCTTGCGGCCCTCCGACTCCCCCAGTGCGATGCCTCCGAGCCGGTCGGCGACATCTTCGCCGGTGGCATAGACGGGCAGATCAGCCGGGTCGGTCGGGTCGGTCGGTGTGGTCATGGACTCACCTCCTATCCCCGGGACTGCTCCCAGGCGGTGATCAGCTCGTCACGGGATGCGCCGTCGGCGACGGTGATCCCCTGGTCGGCGAGGAACGCCGCCCAGACCGCGCGCGGCGCGT